GCCCATTCTGCTGTAGGTGTCGCAAGACGAAAAGTGCCTTTAGGGATCTTAAACTCAATAGGTGCACCATTAGCTGGGGATTGGCGTAGGGCTGGCTCGAAGTTGATAGTGGGACCTGGACCATTGGCGTCAGAGGTTAGCATCTTCAGCTCGCCATTAACCTCGAAGTAGTCTCCCGCCAGCGCAATAGCGCCTGAACTTCCTCCTATAGTCGTAAGAGATGTACCTAGTTGACTCGCACCACTTACTGTAGGGTTAGTCCCTGAGAAAGCAACCCCATTGAACCATGAAGGATCAATAGCTTTAAATTGATTGACATATGTTGACAATTGTACGAGGGCCGCTTGCCATGCACGTGCGGTGGCTAGCCTCTGCGTAACTAAAGGGAATGTTAGGATCCAAAGGGCTTTAGGAGGCGCGACAATATCCACAGAGCCACTAAAGTGTTCCAGGACACTATCACCACGTAGGAGCTTCATGTTGGACCCTGCGGAGCGGATTGTTGGGATTGTAATTATAGCCATAATATTATGCAAATCCTGGGCGTCTGAATCTACTAAGTGTACTGCTTGTAGCGGCACTTATAATTTGTGGTGCCAATTCGACACGAACGATCTCTTTGAGACGTGCAATTGTCCCTGCATCAGCGCCAGGAGCATTAATTGTAATATTTACGCCACCTAAAGCACTATTTGGTGTTACCGTCCCTGAACGAGATCCCATACGCAAGATCTCAGGACCTTCCTCTCCTACTAGGAACGCACCACCTGCAGCTGCAGGGCCCCCTCCTGCGCGTGCACCACTAAGTCCTGGTACTGCTCCTCCACCAGCCCCACCCCCTCCTGTAGGTATTGCTGCGAGAGCATTCTTAGTGAAGAGTTTGGTGAATCCTCCTGTAAGGCTATTCACTAGAGGATCGAGGAATTGAGCACGCAAGAATAGGCGAAGGAGGTCGCGTGCGAGATTCTTTAGGGCCTCACTAAGAGTCTGTGTCTTGAGGATTATCCTTTCCAAAGCATTACCAATGGAGTCTGCTGCAACAGCAGCTGCATCTGCGAGACGCCCTTGAAGGATTGCTTGTTTTTGCAATAACTCGTTTTGCTCCGCGATTAAACCCGCATGCTCCTCTAGTGGTACCTCTGCATCCTTGAGGCGCTGGATATAAGCTGCTAATGGAGCTTGTACCTTCTCGAAGATTTCGAGACTATCGGGGCCCTTAGCTAATGCTGCGACGCGAAGCCTAAGTTGTTCAGTTGCAACACGCGCCTTATCTAATGCAGCATTTTGGCGTTTAAGAACGCGTATTCGATTTGTCTCTTCTTTTTTGAGGGCACGTGTAGCTTCGGCATCTGCCTTCTTTGCTATAGCGGCGTTCTTATTTGCTATGAATAGGTTCTCAAGGGCTTCAACGAGTTTATTCTCGATATTCGTAAGTTCCGCTCCTACGATGCCTTGCTCTCGAAGCGCTGCGGTTATTGCATTGACAGGTACTGTGACTGCCTTGAATAATTCGGGGGTGTCTCCACCTGCAAGTACAGACGCTGTTTCGTCTTTAATTGCTTGGATCTTATCAAATACAGCCTGAAGATTTTTTGGTTTGTTCTTCAAGTTGTCCATCGTTTTTATTAGTTTTTCTAGCTCCTCACGGGCTATTAGAAATAGCGTAGCAAGGCCCAACGGTTTTTCTGGTTGGTTCTGGTTGAGGACCTTATTTAGCTCTCTGACCTTAAAGGCTATATCATCAGGATCTTCCCCTTTGAAGCCTAACTCGATTGTAAAGAGTTCACCAAGACGTGCAATATCATCAATGCGATTGCCGAATGCAAGTGCTTCCTTTAGGGCATTAGTTTTCGCAATGGTTTTGTCGATACCTGCAGCTAGGGCCTTGAAGCCCCGAGAAAAGTCACTTGTAGGATCGATCAGATCATTCTTTACAATATCGTTGAGCTTCTTATCGAATTCCTCGGCCGACTCTGACGTCTTATCTATTGAGCCTTTAATGATCTTGAATGAAGCTACAAACAGAGTAACAGCGGCAGCTATTTTTACTATAGTACGTATTACTGTACCTGCAGGATTAGCCAACATTGCGGCATTAACTGCTTTTTGTACTAACTCAAGAGCCTTTAAGGCTCTTGCAATCTTAACTATGGCATTTAAGAATTGTGGGCCATAAGTTACTGCGGCCACTATTGCAAATGCCCCAACTGCTGCTGTAGAGTCTTCTACGACCTTTGTGATTGCTTTGAGGCCCGAAGTAATAGCTTGGACAACACCCACGAAGATTTTGGATATCCCCGTAGCCTTATTAAATGCTTGGCCAAACAATAAAGAGGCATTTGCCAGATTATTTACTGAACCTGTGAAGCTATTCACGTTATCTTGTGCGGTTGCTCCAAAGGCACTCTCAAGTTCCTTAACGAATGCAGGCAAGAATTCTTCGGATATTTGCTCACCAGCTCTTAAGGACTCTCCGAGGGCTTTAGTGGTTAGGCCCACAGCTTTGGCTGCTAATCTAAACGCTCCAGGAATTCGCTCACCTAACTGGCCACGTAGTTCTTCTGCTTGAACTGTGCCTTTGGACATGATCTGTTCAATAGCACGGAATGCTCCTGTGACTTCGCCCTGCTCAAGTCTAAGTGCTGCGGCCGCCTTAGAGACTCCAAGGAAGATCTTTCTGATTCCCTCTCCTTGAATGTTTGTACCTGCTGCTGCTGCAGTAAGACGTGAGAAGGCCTTCGCTGTGACATCAATACGGAGGCCTAAGTTTTGTGCTGTCCTAATAACAAAGTCCATTTCCTTGCGTGCTATTGATATACTACCTGAAGCGGCTTGGAATCTAGCTAAGGAGGACTCAAAAACCTTACCTGCATTTAATGCAGCCCCTGATAACTTGAATAGGCCTACTCCTACTGCGGTTAGGCCTACAAACATCGCAAGTAAGAACCCATTTGTACGAGCAGCAATCGCACCCACTGATCGAATGCGTGCCCCTAACCCAGATAGGGGGCCTAATGCAAGCACAGCTGATGACTCAAGATTACGTAAGAGATCAGCGGTTTTACCGATACCCTTACCTGAGGTTGCTTTATTTAGGTTGTTGATTGCTCGCTTGCTTTTATCAAGACTCCGTGCAAAGTCAGTTTGTGCCCTGCCGAATTTAATGGTGCTAAGTTCTCCCTTAGTTAGTGATGCAGAGAGCCTACTTAAACCATTAATTACTTCTTGAGTTGCTTGGACTTGTTTTTTATTGCCTGAGGCTGCGGCAGCTTGTTGTAGCTTTTTGGTTTGATTAATAGCACGTTCTAGTGCTTGTTCCTGTTTGAACAATGCGCGTGCAGAAGCTTGGGCTCCCTCAACTTGGGACTTGGCTGTTTTATCAACTTCCGCACGGAGTTTTGGTAGCCTATTGATGACCTTATTGAGTTGATCAATCTGGGCATTGATGCCAAATGTGATCCCACCAATATTAGTTTCAGCCATTACTTAGAACCCCTTTGATTGTGGCTTACTTCCAGGCATATCAACGGTGATGTCTGTAGAACCACGTTTATGCTTGTGCTCTTGTTCCTTGACATCTAAGTTCCTTGAAGCAATGTAATTAGCTAAGTCTTCAGCCGTAGCCTCAGCAAGTACCTCATGCAGGTACTTGCCTAGCTCAATACTGTACTCTACGGCTGCTCTTCTAAAGGGCTACTCTTCAGCTCCTGTTCAGCCCCTTCGATGTCGACACCTGTGAGTTCCGCGATGGCGTCCTGAAGGGCCATAACATCATCACCAAAAGGCCATGCTTCAATCATGTCTCTATCAGCAGCCTCAAAGACACGTTCTGATGTGCCCGGCACGCAAGCGTACTTGATGATCATGTTTATTGCGCTTACTTTGGAATCGTCCGTGATTTTAACATCAAGGATTGAGCCAAGAGATGCTTGTTGCAACTCTACATCGATGCCAAATAGTGTGATGCGCTTTGTCTTTGGCTTATGTCTTTGGCCAAGGAGTGCATCGCGCATTTGTTGTCGAGTGAGGGGTGTCGCGTTTTTCTTTACTGTCGCTTTCTTTGTCATATCGTTACCTATTGTGGATATGGAAGGAAGTAACCCACCACATGGTGGGTTACGCTAAGTGTAGTGTGATATTACACTACGGTAAATGCACCAGTGCCAATAAGCTCTGCCTGGAATACATTCATATTGGAGAGGCCACCACTAAGTGAAACATCGGAGACCATAAAGTTGCCTTCAATGCCATCGAGGGGAGATTGCCCAATTGCTCCATTAGGCAGATACCGAACATCGAATGTATTGAGCTCTGTGAGCCAAGACGTAAGAAGATCCTGAATGGATTGGTTCAGTGTAGTTGCCGTATGCCGCCAATTAAACGGGAGTGACACAATTGGATTGATGGTTTCATCTGGGACTGTTAACTCCCAATTGGTTGTCTCTTCCTCTACGGCGCCTACGGCTCCAGACTGTCCTGCTGTCGCAAGGCGGAAGAAGCCTCTTGCGATGGAGGAACCATCACCTGCTGGATCGATCTCGATGATAACCTCTGCGCGAGTGGTTACAACATCCTTGAAGCTATCTGTTGCGTCGAAGATGCCTCCAAGCTCTAAGGATACTGTTCGAAGTCCTGGACTGAAGATCCTTGTACCACTATTTGCTTGGACTAAATCGAAGCAGCTCTCGTCCTTCTGATCTGCCGTCATGGTGAGAGTGTACGAATTAGCGCAACCCATTGCTGCTACTGGGAAACTCTTGCCAGTAGCTGTGACTGCTCCTCCTGGCGTAAATGCAGGAATGAATGTCACACGACCAAATAGATAATCGATACTCTCGATATCCGCTGCAGCTATACTGACTGCTGCATCTAGGATATCCATTGTGGGTTCTGTCCGATCCCAAATTTCCTTTGTCGCATCATCAATGGCATAAGTCTTGCCACTAACCAAGGTCATTGACTCCGCTGTGAATACTACAGCAGTACCTACTTGTTTGAGTTCTGCGAGGTAGCCTGAGAATCCCTTGAAAATAGCATCAGCGCTGATACTCCATGTTATGAGACCAACATCACTGGACTTATACGTTTGTCCAAGGATTGTATCATCGACTGCTTCGCCATTAACGTTGAAGCTACCTTGTGCTCCTGGCAGGCCTCTAAAAATAGTACCGCCATCGTTTGAAATTTGAATTTGCTTTGCTGCCATTACGGTTTCTCCTAACAGGGAAGTCTGTTGCTGTTTGCCACTACCTGTGGCTCGATGATTAATGCGAAGTTCACTGAGAACATTGGACGACTACTCTTATCGCGACCAATAAACCTCAGATCCCCATTTAATGTAATACCATTCCAATTGTCGCCATTAAGAACTTGGGAATCAATCCCCAAGAGAAGATCCTTAACGGCTTTTGCTTCTGTAAATGTGTCTAAGTAACCACTGACCTCACCACGTATTAATGTTTGTATAGTGGGGAAGTCTAATAGCCACTTAGGGTTGGGTGTTTGTCCTCCTGTGTCACTAATCATAATGACTTTATTGGGTGTATCGGGCATCGCACCAATCTCTATAGCCCAACCACTTACTCCTGCATGTGCAGCAAGTAAATCCTTAGCACCTTGTGATGGAGGTAACTCAGGCATTAGTGAACTCCCGCATGAATTTAACAAGGCGCCGTTTGAACTGGAATATCTTTTCGTTCACGGCAATCTCTAGGAACTTTGCGGACTTACCTTTTGCGTGCCGTATATCCACACGTTCATGTACAAAGGCTGCATAGCTTGGGTTACCAAATCGAGCATACCCGAGCAATACTCGAATGCCAGTAACAGAGATATTGTCCGTTTCAAGGAATGCTGATCGTCTGAGTTTACCCGTATCTTCAGGGACAATCTCATCAGCCCTATCCATAATTGGTTGTGCTGCGAATTTGACGGCTTCAGGTGTGACGCCCTTGATTTGTTGGATTGCGTCCTTAATGATGTCCGTCAATTCCTTCGCTTGCTTGTTCATGATGCCGATGTATCCAGCCTCCGAGGGGGACACAACTCGTGTGCGTCTTACGCGCCCAACACTGAGGACTACATTAACCATTACAGATATGCCTTTCGCAAGCATTGTAGATTTCTAAGGTCCGTTATTTTGGCTCTTTGGCGAACTCTATAAGCTCTCGGGTTGGAGAGTGCAGTGGGCACTGGAATGAGTGCATGCTTTCCTTCCGCGAGATAATCACCGACATCTACATCTGCACCTAAATACACCACGGCCTTGCTTACAACCTCCTCATTCTCTTCCGTTAGGAACATCTCACCCTTCTCCTCCCATCTACCTTTAAGCTCTATAGGAGGCCCAAAAGTGAAGCCACTATACCCATCAGACCCTGTTACTGGCCAATGTGTGACGTCCTGCTTCATATGCTTGGTAGCTTGAGACATCACACTACTCGGAACTCTGCTTTAAGTTTGGAGGCACTTATGTTTGCAAGGATGCCACTTGTATCTAACAAGAGCGCGGTCTGACCAAAACGCGTACTATTGAGACCAGCCCCAAGCTCTGTGGTATTATAGGCCTCACTGGATTCGCCAAGCTTAGAGAATTTGAGGCTCCCACGTTCTTCAGTGATTGCTACAAAGTGTGCAGAGAGGTATAATTCGATCTTTAAAAGGATTGCGTTAGAGTGGCCCGCAGCGTCTAGATGTGCATCAATATACGTATTGGCAGTATCAATCATACTGGCCAGGATAACATCTTCATCGAGTTTCGTCTCGATGAGCTCCTTTACCTGACCTGCTGATACACGTGCTTTGGCCATTCAGACTACGACCCGCCTGAGTCGCCTCCTGCATCTTCGCTTGGATCACTTTCTGCTTCGGCATTTGCTTCTGCCTCAGCTTCAGCTTCTGCCTCAGCCGCGGCTGCTTTTGCGGCTGCCACCTTAGGATCCTCTAGCATGTGTGCAAAGGTCTTGGCAGTGTGTACCTGTACATAGACAGTATCGCCCTGCTTAGCATGAATACGGTTGCCTTTCTTGTCGTGACAATGAATGCCTTTGGGGCTTGTAACGATCCTTTCCAGGAGTTTGGGTTTGGAGCCTGCTTTTGCCATGATCTTGTCCTATTGTGTGTGTGTGCGCGTGCGCGGTAAAATAGAGCTCCCTATTAGGGAGCTCTAGACTTTGCAGTCCACTCTTACGAGATAACTGCGACTCCTGACTGGAGTGTTTGGGTCCATCGCACTCGAGGGATCATGATTGACATGACCTTGAAGTGCTTCTGCATTCCACCCTGTGTCTCCCATTCAACTGTAGTCGGCTGGAGACCAATCACTTCATCAATCACATCACGAGTCATCTGAACCAGAAATGCATTATTTGCCGCCACGTTGGACGAAACAATGATTCCTGATACACCCTCGATGTCCGCGACACGTTGAGCAATCGTCTTACCCGTAATGTCGGTTGCGATGTAATCATTTTGCATCCGATTCCATGTGGTGAAATTGACAACCAATGTGTATGGGCCAAACATGAAGTCTATTTGGAGTGCGGCGATAGCGGCAAGTACGTCAGTGACGTAGTCAACAGCGACAGAGGTAGTATCCCACAAAGCCGTCATGGTGATGGCACTGCTATTGGGCACATTGGAGAGACCAAATATCCTGGACGCTCCTACTCGTGTTGCATGACCTGCAATCACCATATTCTCAGTGGCTTCTGCCACTAAGCGACCCGCAAGAGAAACCTGTGCCGTGTCTAAGGGCTGCCCCGTAGTACGACTGGCTTCCAACTTCCGGATGTTGATGGTGAAGTCCTTATGAATGATCGGAAGCGGCATACTCTTGAGTGAGAACTCCAGAGTATCGCTTTCTGCTCTAGACACACCACTCATGTTGACTTCGGCCGGCTCCATATCACTGACGTCTTCCCACTCGAGAATCGTTGTGCCAAGACCATTCGAGATAGGGAAAGACAATCCTGCATTGATGAGCGCTGTTACCAACGGTAGGCGTTGACGTGCAACTTCCACGAGTGCGTTGTCAATCTGGGACCATTCATCTTTGCGGAGGACTGCATTGGTACGAAGAGCACCAATGTCGAAACCTGATTCCATGAGCCTTTGGGCTACGCCTCCAGACCCTACGAGTGAACCACCCCGCGAATGGATTGTATCGATCTGTACACCTGTGTTCATTACTATCTCCTTTACAGGGTGGGGTTATGCAACTTCGAGTTTGAATCGCAAACCAACCGCAGCGGTTGTGAGTGCGAGACCAACAATCGAGTTGCGTTGATCGGTGTCTGTGGCCGCATCGGCTGTAGCATCGTCCAACCTACCGAGGCCATCTGATTCTACGTACGCTAATGCAGTTACACCCGCCACTCCAGCAATTGCCCATACGACAGAACCTGGAGGGAAGATACCGTACAAGAGTGTATCTAGTGCGGCATAGTCGTCATCAATACCATTACCGACGACCTCATTCTCGACGGCGAACATCTTTTGCGCATTGAGGCCTGCACCTGCATGCTTCTTTGCACCTGTGGCAGTAAGCTCCAAGAGCATACCAGGAGTGATTGCCGCATCAGCAATTGACTCCTTACGAATTACTTGACTATTACCTACGAGGGTAATTGTTTTAACAGCCATTATGTATCTCCTGTTATGTGAGCTAGCGCTTAGGCAGCGGCAGCATTGTCAACGGGGAAGACTGCTACTGGTGCGGGGGCTGCACCATCATCATCACCCTGGGCAGTCAAGACTGTTCCTTGACCCTCAAATGAAACGTCCACATTAGCTAGCTCTGCGAGCATTTCCAATTCCTCAATATCCTTAGCCTCCAAGGCTTCCTGTGGATATTTGTTCCTCGTGTTGGCGACTAACTTAGTCACGATCGCATCCTTGCGATCACGATGCATCCCAAGAGCTGATCTGAGTACTTGCTGAACCTCTGCTGGTGCTCCTGCAATGTACGCATCGGTTGTAATTGGGATTTGGTCGTCGCCATCTGCATTTGCTGCAAGAGCTGCAGCTGCTGCTGCTGCGGCCGCATCACCGTCGGGGACAGCGGTTGGTGACATTTTGGACAATTGGTCTTCCTCGAGCGAACTGAGCCACTCGCGATTGTCCTCGGTGAACTGAGTTGCTTCATTAGCAATCAGTGCATTCACGAGTTCCTCTACATTCATATCATTCTCCTGGGTGCTACTGTTGGTGGTTACTTCCACCGGGACAAATGTGGTTACTGGACGTACTGCAG